AAGGAAGTTGGGTGTTAACACTGTTCAGTCATGTATATGGAGTCTACATGCTTGGCTATATGTAGTCTCCATTTCTCGACACCTTATAGTGTATGTAGTCTATATAGATAAGTACTACACCCGCTACAGTGTTATACACTAGTATACACCTCCTGACCAATCTGTCAAGTATAAAATATATTTTTTTAATATTATTTTAATATTATTACACTATTACGCATTATTTACTTGACAACATCCATATATGGTGTATAATAGAAGGTAGCACTAAGGAAAAAGTAGAAAACAGTTAATATCCAACCAAACCTTAAAGTGTATACAAATTTGGAATAGAACGTTACTTCTACTAACTTACTGCTATTACTACAACTTACTACATAAAAGAAATATTGAGTTTGCGTAGGTAGCGTCTAACTCCTCCCTAGTCTTCGCGCTGTTCGTAAGCCGCCCACTGTACTAGGTTTAAGAGAGAGAATGATCTTTAGCTACCTACGCAATACTCCCTGATATATAACAAAAAGGCACGTTACTTTGAGTTTACCTTCTACACACACCTCCAAAGATAAAAGAGAACTAACAACAAAACAAGAGAAGTTTCTTGACGCACTCATGGATAACGGAGGCCATGTCAAGAATGCTGTTGCTGCTGCTGGTTACAAGGAACACTCTCGTAGTTGGTTAACAAGATCGTTACGCAACGAGATAGTAGACCGCACACGCAACATGCTTGCCACGCACTCCATTAAGGCTGCAAGTCGAATAGTAGAAGGACTAGATGCAGATGGTACAACCCCTCTTAATCAAATGGATCACAGACTCAAGACAGCAGAGACAATACTCGACAGAGTGGGCGTTGGAAAGAAACAACAAGTCGAAATTGAAGCAAATGTTATGCACGGTATTATCATGCTTCCATCAAAAGACAAACCAAAAGAGATTGTAATAGATCAAAAGGAAGAGATATAGTGGCTGACAAAAAATCTACAGAAGAACGTTTAAAGATGTTAGAAGAGTTTGTTGGACGTAAGATGTATAATCAGTATCTAGACAACAAAGAAAAGGAAAAAAGTAGGATACAAAGAGTAGATCCTAACATGCGTGATTTAGCCTCTGGTGGCACAGTAAAAAACTATGCTCATGGTGGCGGTGTACGCAAAGCAAAGTTTATGGATAATTAAACAAGATGGCTAAAAAAGGACTTTACGCTAACATACACGCAAAGAAAAAACGTATTGCTGCAGGAAGCGGTGAGAAGATGCGTAAAGTTGGAGCCAAGGGCGCACCGACTGCCGATAACTTTAAACGTTCAGCTAAAACAGCTAAGATGAACAAAGGCGGTAAAGTAAAAGTATCTGCAAGTGTTAAGAAGATACCTGCACAACTTAACAAAGCAAGTAAGCTACACGCCAATCAGTCAAAGAAAGTAGCTAAACATATAAAACGTATATCACGGAAGTAACAATGGCAAAAAACAAGCCGCACTACCTACCAAATGGAAAAGCCTACACTGGTTCCACTCATAAAACAAATGGCAAACTAATGACAGGCGCAAAGCACAGCAAGACTAGTAAGATGCTTTCTCACGTTAAACCAAAGAAGAAACAAAAGTGATTATACTTACAATAATAACCTACACTATATTAACTGTAAGCATTATAGACATTGTAAAGGTAATAAGCTAATGGCTAAAACTTACGCCAAAGGATCTGGAAGCCGCAAGGCCAGACCAACACCAAAGGGAGAAGTACAAACTGCAGGTCTTCCTGCTTTAGCTGTTAGTGCAATGGCTATAGCAGCTCCTCCTATTGGTTATGCGATAAACAGTGCGCGTGAAGTTCTTACAACTGCAATAAAAGAACATAAGCACAGAAAAAAGATGAAAGAATTAGAACAAGAAGATAAAGACCTTAAGAAATAGATGGCCCGACCAAAGCTAAAACCTGGAGAGAAGGGCAGCTACCACGTAACCCGCGCAGTTGCAAAGAAACGCGAAGTACAAAAAGAGCTAAAGACTGCAAAGAGGCGACAAGAGCAGGTAGTAAAACGAATAGAAAAGCTCAATAACACAGAGAATAAGCATAAAGCAGGTCTAGGATTAGCAGGTAAAGGTGGTACAACCACCGAAGAGTTCATAAATACTCTGCCCAAGGACATAAGAGACTCTATAACGGACAACACGGAAGTCATCTTCACACCCAACAAGGGTCCACAGGTTGATTTCTTGGCAGCACCAGAGAAAGAAGTGCTATATGGTGGTGCTGCAGGTGGAGGAAAGTCCTTTGCCATGCTAGTTGACCTCCTACGTTACGCTGGAAACGGCAACCACAGAGCCTTATTGCTACGTAGGACGCTTTCAGAGCTGACAGAACTAGTAGATCAATCAAGAAAGTTGTACCCAAAGGCATTTCCAGGTGCAATCTTTAAAGAGTCTAAGAATACTTGGTCCTTTCCAAGTGGCGCAACAGCGTTATTCAGTTATGTAGATAAAGATACTGACGTTACACGTTATCAAGGGCAAAGTTTTACATGGATAGGGATAGATGAACTTGGACAATACCCTACTCCTTATGTTTGGAACTACCTTCGTTCTCGTTTAAGGACAACAGACCCAAACATAGAAACATATATGCGAGCATCTGCCAATCCTGGAGGTATAGGAGGTTGGTGGATCAAGAAAATGTTCATAGACCCTGCAGTTCCTAACGATCCTTACTGGGCTACAGACATTGACACTAAAAAGATACTGAGATACGGTCCTAATCATTCGTTACACCCTAACAAGCCTCTATACCAACGTAGATTCATACCTGCAAGGCTAACAGACAACCCCTACTTAATGGAAAGTGGCGAATATGAAGCAATGCTTCTGTCACTACCAGAAATAGAACGAAGAAGACTACTAGAAGGTGATTGGGATGTTGCAGATGGTGCAGCATTTTCAGAGTTTGAAAGACACAAGCACGTTGTTGACCCTTTTGAGATACCGACTAACTGGCCTCGCATTCGAGCAGCCGATTATGGTTATGCTGCTCCTAGCTGCGTACTTTGGGGTGCAGTAGATTGGGATGGAACAATATGGATCTACAGAGAATTATACTCTGCTGGCTTCACAGGCGAAAGACTAGCTCAAACCATTAACGCCTTAGAAGAAAACGATCCAGTGATGCAGATTAGCGTACTTGACGGAGCCTGTTGGTCAAACCACGGTACAGGACCAAGCATAGCAGAGTCTCTTATACGGAACGGCGTACGTTTTGTCCCTGCAGACAAGCACAGACTAGCAGGAAAGATAGAGTTACATCGAAGACTTGCAATAAACGAGCGTACAGACGAACCAAAGTTAAAGATGTTCTCCACTTGTACGAATCTAGTAAGAACGCTACCTACTATTCCGTTGTCAAAGACAAACAGTGAAGATGTAGACACAAAAGCAGAAGATCACGCTTACGATGCACTTAGATACATGTGTATGACAAGACCTACAGGTTTACCGCAGCACAACCTGTTTAATCAGATCAAGACGGCAACGTTTCAACCAGCAGACAGTGTATTTGGATACTAAACAGTGGCAGACGAAGACCTAACAAAGCAAATGAACGAACTTCAAGTTCCAGAAACAGAAACAAAGAGTGCTTTAGGCTACTATCAGCCGACTGCTGATGTACAAGCTATAAAACCTTACGGAATCACTATTGAACAAGCTTTAAAAAATCAACTAAAAAAGATTGCAGACGCAGGAAAAGACCCTGAAGCTCCAAAAACAGCGTCTGAAATAAAAAACTCTCAAGCACCTTTTAGAAGGGCTGTTGACGCACTAGAAGCCTTAGATCTACCAAGAACTACCGACTTAGCTTATTTAAATAGCGAGCAAGGAATCATGCACCTTGCTGAAAAGACTGCAGCACCTGCTTTAGCTGCTGATGTAGATCCCGATAAAAAATTGACGATTATGAGAGCAAGATCTAAGCTGTTTAGCAGCCTCGGAACCATCGTTAATAAAAGCAAACCTTCTACTGTTGCTAATGCTTTGTTTGATACAGAAAAAATGTTGCTGGATAGAAAAGATCCTCTTGCTTTTGATAGGCAACGGTATATTAGAGCAGGAACAGCGAAAAAACTATCTCTTCCTAAGTTTGGTGTGTACAGTAAGGCTCTTAATAAAGGTATTCAAAGTATACCTGACAAAGAAGCTAGAGCTTATGCAGCTTTAAAACTTATGACGGGTCTTAGAGATACAGAGTTTCCCAGAATACTGACAGAAATACCTGAAAACGGAGTAGGATACTTCTTTGATCCTGAACATAGTACAGTTAAATACTATAACAAGGGTGTAGTTACTGATTATCATCTTGGAACTAATGCTTCTGAAATTCTTAAAGAACTGCAGGAAGATGCAAGAAAAGAAGGACGAAAGAATGTATTTTCTAAAAAAGCTTCTTCCTTAAAAACTGGTGGATTACCAAGTATTCGAGAAGCTATAAAAAATGCTGAACTGACACCAGCTATAAACAGAAAAACAGGAAAGCCTGTAGATTTTACATTCGGACATTTAAGAAAAAATCTGTTTGATAGCGCACAGAAGACATTCGATAAAGACACTGCAAACGCTATTCTAGGACACGCTCAAAAAGGTGATATAGGTCTAGACTTTTATGCAGTAGAAAGGCAAGGAGAAGTGTCTAAAGCAGGACAAGCAGTAGATACACTATTTAAAAAGTTTGGTATAGCAGTAGGTAAAACAGGTCCACGCAACATATTTAAATCGTGGCAATTTAACAGAGCCTCTGAAAGACTACCTGCTACATTTCCTGATGTTGAAGTTGATCCTGACGCTCAAAAACTTCTGGATAGGACAACAGACGCTGAAACAAAAATAGTTGTGACAGGTCAAAATATAGATCAAGGCATCAAAAACATCGATAGAAAAACAGCAGGTCTTGAAGGTGCTTTGACAAGATTTGAAAAAATACAACAACAAGTAGATGAGCTGCGAGGAAAGAATAAAGCACCTACTGAAAAAGTTCCTGTAACTTTAGACCTAGATAACATCAATTATGCAGCACTAGGTTACAGCCCTGATGATGTTAAGAACATTCAAGAAGCATCAATGCTAGACGATTCTAAAGCACTTACAAATGCTATTCAAGTAGCAGAAGATAATAAAGCTGTAGCTAATACATCAAGAGTAAAGAAAATATTTGAAAGTACAAAAAAGGGAGCAAAAATGATAGCTCCTTTCTTACCAATCGTAGGAGGTGCGTTTGGAGCATTAGGTGTTTCTGAAACACAAGCAGCAGAAAAGAAGCAATACGCTGAACAAGGTGAAGAATCTCCTGCGTGGCTTTCAGCTTTACGAGAAGGTCAAATGATTGAAGAAGTTGTAAGTCCTCTTCCTGTTACAACTCACGATATTGAACAAGGTGTAAAATATATAGCAAAAGAAACACCTAAGACAATGGCAAAGCAAAAAGAACAAGTAATGGACCCTACTCTTGCAGGTGGCTTTGCCAGACAACAAGCAGGACAGTTTAAATCTACATTTGCAAGTGAGTACGAAGGTTTCATACCTACAAGATAATTTCAACCCAACCAACTAACTAAAACAAGGAAACTAAACTATGCCATACGGTAATCCACAAGCATACAAGTCAGGCTACATAATGGGCCAAATGTCTAAACACGGTGAAATGTCTGATGTAAACGAAGCTCAACTCTATCGTGAGAAGCCTGAGTTTACAACTAAGATTGAATCATCTTCTCTTATTGATTCTGTTCCGTCTGAGAGCGGCAGCAAGCACATGGGTCAAGCATCTATGATAATGGCTGCAGACAAACAACAAGGTGTCAATTCACTAGAACCAAAGTAACATTAAATGGCTGATCAATCATTCTTAGATGATACACAAAACAGAGAAGAAGAAGAAGACACAGAAGGTCTTATAGATCTTGATGGTGATCGTGATAACTACAACAGTATCATTGGTACTATTAAAGCTCGCTTCTCTGATGCAGAAACAGGACGTAGAAGCGATGAAACACGTTGGTTAACAGCGTATAAGAACTATCGTGGTATCTACGACTCGTCAACGCAATACAGAGACAACGAGCGTAGTCAAGTATTTGTCAAGATAACAAAGACCAAGGTTCTTGCTGCATACGGACAAATTATAGACATTCTGTTCGCTAACAACAAGTTTCCTATCTCTGTTGAATCTACTCCTATGCCTACAGGTATTGATGAGTTTGCACACCTTTCTAAAGTACCTGTAGCTGAAGAGCCAACAGACATGTATGGCTTCGAAGGTGACGGTAAAGAACTACTTCCAGGTGCTATGCAAGCTACTGCCTCACAAGAGCAGCCACAACAAGGACCACAAGCTGCAGATCTTGGTGGCCTTGCAAGCAAGTACGAAGGAGCTAATTTAGCTTCTGGTCCTGCAAGAATGGGGGAGCCACAGATAAGTCCTGCAGCAGAAGCAGCAAGAGTTATGGAGAAGTGTATCCAAGATCAGCTACTAGACACTAATGCTGTCACTGTGTTACGTCACGCTATCTTTGAATGTTCTCTTCTTGGTACAGGAATAATAAAAGGTCCGTTTAACTATAACAAGACAGTACATAACTGGGAAGGTGGCGAGTACAAGCCAATAGATAAAACAGTTCCCCGTATTGAAGCAGTTAGTTGCTGGGACTTCTACCCTGATTCAAGCGCAACGAGTATAGAAGATGCTGATTACGTAATCCAACGACACAGAATGAACAGAGAGCAAATCCGTGATCTTTCTAATCGTCCATTTTTCAACAAGGAAGGTATTGACAATGTTCTCCAAAGCGGTCCAAACTATGAAGAAAAGTACTACGAAACTACTCTCAATGCTAGTGATGATGCTCCAAACTACAAGGGAAGTCGTTTTGAAGTACTGGAGTATTGGGGTATCTTGGATGCAAAGTTCGCTGAAGAAATTGGTATCGAACTTCCGAAAGAAATAAAGGGTGAAGACGCAGTCCAAGTAAACATTTGGATCTCAGGAAACCAGATACTACGCTTTGTTGCAAATCCCTTTTTACCTACTCGTATACCTTATCAAGCTTTTCCATATGAACTCAACCCGTACCAGCTATTTGGTGTAGGCGTAGCAGAAAACATGGAAGACAGCCAAATGCTAATGAATGGTCACATCCGTATGGCTATAGATAACCTTGCATTAGCTGGCAATCTGGTATTCGACATTGACGAAACACAGCTAGTCCCAGGTCAAACGATGGACATATATCCTGGGAAAATATTCAGGCGACAGTCTGGTGTTACAGGAACAGCAATCAACGGAATAAAGTTTCCGAGTACTGCAGGTGAAAA